AGCGCCAGCTGCTCCTGTTGCTGCGGATGCTCCAAGTTCTCCTAGTTTTCCTAGTTCTTTTCCAGCTTTCCCAATGAGTGCGCCTTCACCCGTTGGTGTTAAAAGTCCTGCAACTTGTCCAAGTGTGGAAAGCACCTGATTGTTGGTCTCAAACTTACCTAATCCTTTTTCTTCCTTTTTACGATACATATCATAAAGATCACTCCATGAAGCATCACTACCTTTTAACTTATCTAACGTTGCACCCTCTGCGCCAACAATTCTAGGTTCATTACCATAAGTGATCGTATCAAGCGCTTCTGCTGCGGTGTTTCCTACATCACTTGTGATGTTGTTATCATCTTCTTGATCGTTATTGTTTTGTGTGGCCATTTTCTTTTATCTTTGTTGACTGGTTTCTTCTTGTTGTTCTTGTAAAGGAATCGTTCCTCCACTTGTCTTCTTAAACCATTCTTTCATAGGCATATAGTTATTTTTTAATTTTCCATCTATTGGATTAATAACACTTCCCATATCATTTACATACTTTTGATAAAGATTATTATAGGCAGAAGGATTTCTTGTTGCATTAAGAAATTCTATCTTAAAGGAATCACTGTCTCTGTCCATCGTAACAGAAGAACGCATAGAATTGTTTAGCATCCTGTTGGCATCAGGATCGTTGCTTGCTTTTGCTAATGTGTCTTTCAAAAGTTGAAAGTCAAAGTTTGTCCATCTTCCAACACCAGATGGTCTGTTTTCAAAAAGAAGTTGGTTTCGCAATGCGTTAAATTCTTGAATCTTTGCTCCTGTAAGAGGACTATATAGAAGAGACCTTTTTCTACTTATATCATCAAGCAACGAGTCCATTTGATCGATTTTATTAAGAACATCAGATTTACTTTTGATGTCATCAGAGGCTGATTTTATTTCTCCTGGTGAATCTTTGATATCTTGCTCATCAATCTTTTGTTGTCGTTGCAATTCTGGTGCATTTTTATCCTCTTGCAACTGTACATTCAGTTTTCCTTGTGCAATGTTTTCTCTTGATTGTCTGTCAAGATCTGAAAGATCTTTTGTTTGTGAAAGACTTCTTCCAAATTGAGATTCTTGTTTTTCAAGAGAAGGCTCTTGTACTTCCATTTGTTTTTTTGCATCAAGTCCGCTTTTGAGAACAGAATCAACATATTGATTAAGCATCTCAACACCCATAGCACGTTCATCTCTGTTTTCAGAGTTTAAATAGGGTGCAAGGGATCTTCTCACATCATCAAGAGAAATGTCAGATAGTCTTTTCGTTGGTGAAGAAGTAGGTTGTGGTGTTGCTTGCGAGGCGTTTTTTCGCTGTTCTTCCAGTTGTTCAGGTTGCAGTGCACCAAAGACAGCCTTACCGTTTACCACCCCGTCTTTTTTTTTTGCAACTGGCGGTTGACCAAGTGGTGACTGTGAGGGTTGTCCAAGAGGTTCATCTTGTGGAGGTGGTTCTTCCGTTTCATTATCTTCTTGTGCAACTTGTTGTGCTGCTTGTTGGGTTGTGTCTGACATGCCAGAAGAAGATGTTGGCATTGGCATCTGGTTCATGGGTTGTCCGCTTGGATCGGTTCCCACTTGGTCCATAGTAACACTTTCTTGGACTTGTTGTGGAGGAGATGCGCCACCAGTGAGAAGTTCTCCTCTTTGGTTTGCTTTTTCTGCATTGCTTTTTGAGATATTAGAAAGATCGCTTTCTATCCCTTGGTTCATCTTTCGAACGCCATAAGCACTAAGGAGCCTTCCTATCGCATTCCCCCAGTTGTTTATGCCATTCTTTGGCCCTTGAAGGGTTTGCTGCGCAAGGAAATCTGACATCATTTGTCTTCTCTTGATTTCATCTTGCGAAGGAAGAGAATTAGTTTGTTTTTGATCTGCCATTGGTTTCTAGAGCCTTTTTATAATCGACATATTTTGTTCCTTCTTTGTCTTCATGCACAGCTTCTGGATTTTTCTTTTCCACTTCCTGCGCAGAAAGACCTATGTTTGTTCTCTGTTCTGGATCATCTTTATAGATATAGGAGATGATGTTGAGACCATTTTTTGTTTTTCCAAGAACATGGATTTCTTTCTTTTCTCTTATATCTGACATAAGAGCAGCAGCGCCAAGTGTAACACCTCCACTTAGAAGTTGATTAAATGGACTGTTTGCAGCTGCGCTTTGTTGATTGGCATAAGCGTTATTGATGTTTCCAGCAGTGTTTGGAGATTGAACGTTAGGTGTTTTTCCTTCCGAAAGCGCCATAATGTTCGCAAGTTCGCTTCCTTGTTGTTGCCTTTGTTTCAGTTGAAGATTTGCTTCTTGTTCTCTTCCAGAAAGAGCATATTGATTGAGTTGTCTTCCTTGGTTATCAGAAAGTCCTTGAATGGCTCTATCATAGGCTTGTGATCCAAGAGGGATTCCTTGGCTTGCTAGGCGTTGCTCAAGACGTTCCTTGTCCTGTTCAAATTGAGGTGCAAGATCCTTCCTTGCAATATCAAGTGTCTCATTGGTGAGATTGGAAAAATCTATGTCTTTGTTAAGACCTGCAAGAGACTTGTCAGCAATGCCTTGACCTTGTTGTCCAAGCTGATTGTATTGCGTCGCCATTCCTGTTTTTGGATCAATGTAATAAGATTGACCACCTACGGTATTTTGTGACCCGATCAAGGAAAGGTCTCTGTCAGATCTGGAGATGTCTTTGATCTGGTTGGCGTTAAGAGCATTGCTTCCTCCTCCACCTCCTCCTTTTCCTCCAAAAAAACTACCCATTCGAAATATATCCTAGTTCTATCGCTATTTCTTTATATAAAGTAAGTAAAACACCGTCACAGACAATATTGTCAAATTCAAAATAATTCTTTAGTAAACCTTCAAATACGAATCCATACTTTTTATCTAATCGTATGGCACTTTTATTAAAAATAGGCGTAATCGTCATTAATCTTGTGCATTTTAACACAGAAAATGGATAATACACAATGAGGCGTACCGTATTGCCAAGCATCCATGTTTTTTTCATGGAAAGAGCGCTTAGAAAGATAGAGCCACCTTCGTTATCATGCTTCCCATTGGTTATCTTGGGAACATGAGCATTATACATACAAAGACCTTGCGTCTCTTCTTTTTCATTCACAATCGAAATAAGGGTTCCACTTCCATCATCCACAGACCATGGAATTTTTGAGAAGAAATATTTTCGATCTTCTGAAGTTGGAACTCCTATTTGTTTCATGAGATATCTTTATATCAAGGTACTACAGTGCCAACATATATAAAAAGTGGAACGGCAGAGTTTATAGGGCGATTTTCGTTTGCTATTGGAACTACAGAAGAAGCAGAGAAATCAATTCTCATTTCTTCACCGACAGTACCAGCAGAGCTTGCTAGAGATTTTGGAGGAGATACAGCTTGTTCATATACCTGCAAACATCCAGTTCCGCTTCCTGGAAAATGCATTCCATAAGCACCCAAATAACTTCCTGTAATGTTCCTTATAGCATCTCCTTGAAAAGATGTATTCACTCTTCCAACATCAAATCCTCTATTCAGATCAAGAGATCTTAGAAATAAACCTCTTCCATCTGGAATACCAAATGTAGTGGTTCCGTTTCCTACATCAAAAGATAGAGGGTAACTACTTTTTGATGAAACTGGAACTATATTTCCAGAAATACTAGCATAACTCCATAAATCAGGATATGTCGAACGAGAAACTGTTTGTCCATTTGCAAGTAACCATCCTTCAGGAATTAAAGATGATGAAATCCAGTAAGATAACATTCCAGGAGATAATGTTCCTGATGGTGGCAATGGAACACTCTGTGTCGTCTTGATATACACAAATGCATTGCTATCCGCATCATAGATCATGCTATAGATCCTTCCTGCAACGAACATACCTGGCTCTATAGGGGTTCCATCATTAATGGTAACGGAAATAGTTCCAAGCGTGTTGAGATCGACTGTCACAACAGACGTTGTATTGGTTGCAGTTGTCTTGAAATTCACTACCATGCCATCGGCATAACTAGATATGAAGCTATTTGTGAGAGTTATGGCATCTCCCGTTCCGCCTGCCAATCCACACCATGAGAGCGTTCCTTCTGCAATCTGATGTGCTGGAACTGCATTATCCTTGGCTATTGCATCTGCAATGTCTGTGATTTTATAGTTGTTAAAAGGAATATCTGCCGTGATTTGTGTGACACCGGTACTTGCAATGGATGTGCTGATGGCTTGTCTTACATCTTCCAGATAAGTATTGTTTGCTGATGATTCGATTGTTGTTCCTGCTAATGCAGGGGTAAATGATGTTGGAACGAAAGTAAATTCTCCACTATTTGGATTTCTTGGCATTCTATTTCCTTTTTTATATACGACCACTTATAGAATAATTAATATTGAATGCCTTCATTGTAACAGGATAGTCATGTGTTTGGAAGAAACAATGCACTGCTGCGCTTGTCCCAATTTGACTTAACCTTGTTAGTGTGTTTGCCCTTGCAACAATTTGTGACCATTTGTTGATTCCCCATGTTGCAGTTCCCCAAAAGCTAATATCTTCACTATCAATAAGGACACGATAGCTCTGGTAATCAACCTTATAATCGACATCTACATCCAATGTAAAAAGAATGTCTGCGTTCGTTTCAATATAGGACCTCATTTGATGGAATTTCTTCCTTCGCAAGGATCCAAAGTCTTCATAGGAAGTGACCATCCCGCAATTGATAGGCTGTCCAAGATCATTATAGCCAGTGTCTGCCTTCGCTATGATGCCGTTCATCCCTGAACAATAGAGTTCCTGTTTAAAGATTCCCCAGCAAAGATAGTTGAGCCCTGTCCACCTAGACCAGCTATAGTTAATGGAATTCATGACAAATTGATAGGACAAATTATTGAGAAGTTGAGGAACATTCACAACAACCATGCTGTTTTTTGCATATTCCAGTATTTGCCATCCAAAATCATTTCTACTTTTCTCATATTCAGTAGAAAATGAATTGACGATTGTGTCAGAAACTGCCGTAGATTCCGAAGAAAATCCAGAACTCAACACATGACTCATGGCAATGAGACCGTAAGAGGTTAGAATAAACAAATCGGATCCAATCTTGAGGGTAATGCGCATGGAATTCAAACCATTGTCTGGATTCACAAGATCTTGTGGAAATCCTGCTGGTGTTCCTATCTTAAAAACACTCACAAGAGACCAGTTGTCTATGTCCCCTGGATCGGTTCCTTGATAAATAGCAACTTCTCCCCTATCCGTGAAAAAGCACATCAGATCATGTGCGCCACTTCCAGAATCTCTTGACCATGAACCGAAAGCACAAAGATTTCCACCAAATTCAAATATCCCTCCAAGAGGAAAAGATTTCACATCTCCGGAAACTGAATTCACTGCAAGATACCAGAAAGTTAGGCTATTTCTTTCAAGGAAATAGATTCTTTGTTGATGTACGGAAATTGCAAAGAAATCCTTTGCTTCATTTGGCGGTGGAACTTCCGGAGAAGGAAAAGTAAAGGAGGGTTCTACCCATGTCGTGCCATTATAATAAAATGGATTATCAAACCCATTCACAACATATAGAAAACTTACACCAGTATTTGTAAACATAACAAAATCATTGATATCTGATGTCCTGCCACTTTCAGAAACAATAGGATTTTGACCATCCGTTATGTTCCAAATGTTTTCTCCTTCACAAGCAAAGAATTGTGATGTTTTTCCATCATATGGCATCAATGTCTTAATCGTAACGCCACCGGGGATGGTGCTATAAAGGATCGTTCCACCCCTTGAGATGCATTCTCTCGATTTTGGATTAATGTTGTCAAGAACAGTTGCAAATCCATTTTCCATGGAAGCTATGTTGTCTCGATCATTCCAACCTCGTGTTGGTGCAAGGATTTGTGATTCTTGTGTTGGCATGCTAGCTATTGATCACCGGGAAATAACGCATATGTGCGTTGTATGTGTAGTTCTTTGCAACCGTTAACGTCTTTCTTGGTTGTTCTTGGGCAATGCAACGAAATAACTCTCTTTGGTATTGCGCATAGTCATTTTGAAAATCTTGTTCGATCTGTTGTTTAAATCTCCACAAAGTTCCTTTAATGAGAAGTTCATCATCAAAAACACTTATGTCTTCATCGGATTCTAAGGAATATTTCAAGTTTCCATCAGGATCTACTACGGAATACTTAGAGATATATTCAAAAGCAATAGGGTTAGAATAATTCATATTCGATATTTTAATAATATAGGGGAAAATACCTTGAAACTTATAAAGT